TAGTTTATAAGCATTGTCTTTAAACATGTTAAAAAACTCAGTATCGTTTTGTGTATTATTTTGATTTGGACGATTTAATTGGTTGCCGTCAGGAAAATAAGATTCAAATATTTCTTGCTGTACCTGTACTGCTAAACTATTAAATTCAGCTGGTGGAATATAACCTCTTTGTTCTTTGTTTAAAATGTACAAGACTGTTGTGTATACTGTATTTATATTTACCGCCATTATATTTTTTTATTATAACACAGAGGTGACTTTCGTCACCCCTATATTATTATCACTTGTTAATTAAGTTTTTTATCTATAGATTTATAGATTTCTACACCTTCATCTGTTTTTAAGAAAGCAGCAAAGGCTGAATATGGATTTTCATCAAATGGAACATTCATTAGTTTTCTACCGTTTGATCCCCATGTAAATGTTCTTTGATCTTGAGATAATAGAATAATACCTTCTTCACTAGCTCTAATTGCTATGTTTCTAAGCATTACATTTTCATCTTTTGCTAAGTCCATAAATAATTTTGGATCTTGTTTAGCAAATAACAATATATCTCTTTTTAATTCTTTAGAACTCATAGTGTTAACTTCAGAACCTTTTTCAACTCTTAAAATAGCTTCTGCTTGGTCAATATCTATGCTTCTTGCAGCGTTTAACGCTTCTATCTCCATTTCTAAATCAACTAACTCATCTTGAGCTACAGCAACTGGTTTAAATTCATAATATATCTTGTTTTTCAACGGATGATATAAACTTAATAGTTTTTGTAATGAGATGTTTTTAGCAGGTACTCTTAACTCACCATCTTGAAATCTAATGTGACCAAGAGTTACTTCACCTTTTTGTTCATCTACAAATGGACTACTCATATTTGTAGCATATCTTAATTCTCTTTGACTTTGAGTTTCAGAATCAAAATATAATAATGAGTGTTTTCTAGTGTGTTTACCTGGTATAGTAAGTGTTAACGGTGATTTGTTACCTACTAAAAAGTAAATTCTATCTTTAACTTCCCAACCTTCTTTTTTAACTGGTTGTTCTTTTACTTGTGGTTTTTCTACCACTGCTACTGTTTCTTCAACAACAGCTTTTTGTTTTTTTGCCATAATATAATATAATTAAATAGTTTAAAAAAATAATTACCCCTGCCCGAAGACAGGGATAGTTATTATATTTGAATCATTAGATTCCTTTGAATAATACAAAGTTGTTAGCAGCTTGTGTTACTAAACATCTTTCTGATAGGAAGTTAATTTCCATAGCATCAAGAGTTGATGTAAACGCACCACCAGCAGAACCAGTTACCCAAGACTTCATTCTTCTGTCGTCAGCTTGAGAAGCTCTATAACGAACGTGTAAGAAAGGTCTTCTGATATTAGTTCCTAAGATTTGATACGTAAACAGTAGATGTTCCAGCAGGTACTAATACACCTTCGATTGAATTGATACCGTTAATCGCACCTCTTGTAGAAGCATCGTTTAAGTATTTCCAATCAGTTTTGTAAAAGTCATAAGAACCTCTTCTGAATCCAGAGAAACCTANGTTAAGNGCCATTTCTTCTGAGTTTTCAAATAAACCAAAAGCAACACCACCATTAAATCCTGCAGATACACCAGCTAGCATATCGTCAAAATCTAAAGCTGTTTGTCTTTGTAAGAAAAGCATGTTTTCTTCAATAGCACCTTGAGTATCTAGGTTTTTAAGTATAGCATCAAAATCAGTGATACCAGCAGCAGCAGTAAATCCTACTTCTACGTTACCTCTTGCTGAAATAGCAGCAAATAAACCTTCAGTACCTGGTAATTTCAAGTTTCCGTAATCCCCAGCAGCGTGAGCATTCTTTTCACCTTCAACACATACCATTTCTAGGTAGTCTTCGAATCTTAATCTAGTTTCAGACTCAGCTTTTAAATACCATAAGTATCCAGAAGCACCATCTTCACTAGCAACTTCAACCCATCCGATTTGAGCCATATCAGAACCATTAACGATGTATTGGTCTCTAATAATAACTGGAGAGTTGTTGTATTGAGTAAATGCAGGCTCAACACTAATTCTTACAGAATCAGCACCAGTACCAGCAGTACTTCTACCTTTGCTATATGCAGAACCGTAAACAAATACTTTTAATCCAGTAGCTGTAAAACCTTGAGCGATCAAAGTAGTTACAGGATCAAAACATTGTACTACAACATTACCACCAGCACCTGCTGTAGTTGCTAGTACAATACATTTAGCTTCTTTTCCTGTAGCAGGATCTAAAACTACGATTGTATCGTTTACGCTCATTACGTTGTTTGCACCAGCCGCAACAGTAAGAGTTGTAGGGTTTGTACCTACAGCACCTGCAGCAGCAGCACCTACGCCGTCATATGCAATATGTAATCTATTTTGTTCTGACCAGATTACTTGATCACTTGTCATTGGCATTTCAGCGCCAACCATTCTTAAAAATCCAGATAATGTTCTATTACCATAACGCTCTACTTCTTGTTCGTAAACCTCTGGTAAATATTGAGCAGCGAAATCTGAAAAGTTGTCTGGAACTGCACCTGCGCCACCATTGTTAGTAAACTGTAAATAATTACTGTTTAGTAACNCTTGTTTTTGCGATGGTATAATTGATCCAAACTGTGGAGTTAATGTACCCATAATTGTTTAATTTTAATTGTTAAATTTTCGTGTTTTAATTTTAAGTCGCGTAGAATCTGCACCACTAATTGATTTTACTTTCAAGCCACCAACGAAAACTTCACCTGTATTACCTTCTCTTGCTTTCACATTAGAAAGATTTTTAGATTTGTTTACTACATCCTTTACGGCATCGGCTTTACCTTGTTCATAAAAATGACTAGCGATCTTATCTACATTTTCAGCGGCATACATTGCTTTATGATAACCAGCTGGGTCTACCACATTACCATCGCCATCAAGGAACTTCCCTATGAGATTGTTAATATTTGACTGGTTGTCTGCAACTTTATCACGATTTTGTATATTATACTTATACCTCTTTTCTCCAACTTGAAAATCAAAACCTTTGAAATCTTCGCTAAATAATTTTTTAGTTTTAAGTTTAAAATCTTCGTGTAATTGCTCAGCTTGTTCTTGCTGCTTGTTGTAACGGTTGAAAAAGTCAACTGCTTTTTGTTGTTCTTGATTAACACCCGGTCTCATCTTGATCTCGTCGTAATACTTTTGTTTCAAGTCCTCCAAATAGTCTTTGGCTTTTGCAACTTCTTCTTTAAACGCAATTTTCTTTTTGCGTATATCTCTTTCCTCATCAACATCTGAATCCCATGAAAAATCTTCTAAAATAAGATTTACATCTTCAGAATCTAAGTGAGGTTTATTTTTTCTGTAATACTCTTTTAACAATGCTTTCTCATCTACATTAGAATAGTCAGCGTTTAATCTAACATAATCTTCTACAGTACCTCCAGTTTCTTCCATAAACGAAACTAGTTTTTCTACATTTTCAGGTAATTGTTTACCTAGTACTTTTTCGTCTCTAATAGCTTCTTTAACCTCTGCTTCAACTTCTTTAACTTCAGCTTCAGTTACTTCTTGGATCGGAGAAAACCCTTCAGTAGTCTCGTTGGACTCTTGTACAGGTTCTCCCACCTCTGTGCTATCTCCGGATGGTTCTTCCACAGATACCTCCTTTGTTTCTCCGATTTGAATGGCATCGTCTTCTTGTTTTACTTCTTCTTTTTTAATTTCAACCTTTGTTACATTAGGTTCTACATCTACTAAAGGTTCTTTTAAATTAACCTTTGTTATTTCTTGTTCTTTGTTACCTAATTGTTTTGGCTTTTTTGGTTTTGACTTTATTTTAAAGTCACCTTCCTGTTTAACAGGTTCATTTGTTTTTACTTCTGACATAATATAATATAATTAAATAATTAGTACTAAATAAAAGGAGACATATCTAAACCTGATTCAGCTTGAAAGTCTATTGCTGGACTATCAGTTTGTCTTTGTTGAATCATTTCACTTTGCTGTGTCCCTTCCATTTTTATTCTATCGTCTTTACGATCTTCTCTTTGTTGTTCTCTTTTTGTTACACCTTGCTCTTCTAGTTTTTTAAGCTCCATATCGTTTTGATGTTGTTGCATCATTTTTTGTTGATCTAATTGAGCCTGTAATTGCATACGATCTTTTTCAAATTCACTCTTAGCTTTTTCATATTCTACATTAGCACCAGATATAGCTTGTTGTTTTTGTACTTCTGCCATAGCTGTTTTTTCTGCAGTTTCTGCTTGTGCTGCTGCTTGAGCTTGTATATTAGCTTGTTGATTAGCTTGATCTTGCTTAGCTTTTTGCTTACGTTTTACTTTAAGCATTTGATTAGCTAACTTAAGATTTTTAATCTGTCTTAAATCAATAGCGTCTTCAACATCAATATTTTTAGCTTGTAAAGCTATTTGTATGTTTGCTTCTAATTGTTGTTTTTNTTCTTCATCTGGTTCTAATTCTAAGAATATACCAAAATNATGTAAGTTTAAATTAACAATTTCTTGTANCGTTTTAATATTAAAAGTTGATATAGAGTTTTGTAAAGCAGCTTTTGTAAGCGGAAACTCTAATGCATCTGCTACTTTTAAGCTAATATTTTCTGCTAGTTTAAGAGTTAAAAATAAACTAGATTGTACAATATGTCTTGTAGCTACATTAGATGCGTTAGCAGCTAACTTCTGTAATCCTACAAGCGTATTACGATCAGGTAAACTACCGTCTCTAGCTTCATTTAATCCCGTCACATCTCTTATCAACTGTA